AGGATGTAGAGATCAAGGTAGGCCCGCAAGTCAGCCTAAAAGAAATGGCTATGAAACGTAGTAAGCGACGTTCAATAACCCTTGTGCGTAAGGTAGCTTAACTGTGGCCTTGGCTGATTTGCTCACAGATTAGGTTCATATGCACTGCTACTAAATGTGCATAGGCGCAAGAATGAGCCTTTTTATAATGGTACCCTCCGGCTGGGTCAGCGTCCCACACAGTTTCACTAATCTCCCGCCAGGTTCGGCCCACCAAATGACGTTTGCCCGGACGTATCAAGGCCAGGAACATCATTAGACGTGGAATCGTATTCACAGGCTCTGGGCATCGCATCAATAAGTCATGATGACTGCCAATGTGTATTAGACGACTACAAAAATCAGAATCCAACAACAAGTCCCATACGGGCTCCTGAGTCATTAGATCTGTTAGGTGTTGTTCGCTTGTTATCTGTGTATATAACGACACATTCAAAAAGTCCAGTTTGTTGTAACCAAACTCTTCTGCGGTCTTGTGGTCTATTGTGGCAACTCCAGTAAAGGGATCTGTGGGGATGTCTGTGACATATATACCGGTGTTGTGACGTATCAATTTGCCATCACGCACAATGCCTGCAGGTGTATGTTGCAAATGTTGCAGTGCAGCATCTCTGTCACCAAAGTCAATATCAATGTCTGATTTAAATTTCATTTAAATAATTTTTTAATAGATAGTTAGCAAAGTCTTGGTGTGCTGATTCAGCATGATGTCCATAGATACCGTATTGATCTGAGTCATAAGGAGTGTACCCCTTGATTATACTACAGTATTTGGAAAAACTAAAACTAAACATGTCCAATACTTTGGGATCTGATCGAACTTGCTCGTAAAAACTATTGATAAATGGTGCAGCAAAGTCTGAGGATTTAAGAGACTGTGCTCCTTGCCAAACTAGATATTTTATACCATTGGCTTTAAAAAATGCAGTTAATAAAATTATATCCACAAACAAGTTGGTGTTAGCTGCTTCATCATCGTATGTTTCAATGTGTGCCCGTTGTAGTCTTTTTGCTAACTCTGGCACAATGGTTCCAGGCTGGAAACTTTTGAAGTGCCCGTCATTGTCAGTTGCAGTCTCTCCCCAATACTCAGACCTATTAATGTCACCTAACCCAATGATTGCAGTAATATCTGTATCTTGTTTTTTTAAGGCTAATAAATCTCTTATAGTATTTCTGATAATTCTGCGGTTACAACTTCCCTCGACTCCACTATTAACAACTTGAGTTGCATTTAGTGCAGATCCAATAAAATCTACATAGGTTTTTCCAGTGCTACGCACACCATAACTGTCGCTATTGGCATATAGTATCATAGTCCTGCCTTGGCCAATATGTCTTTGACCCACTCGGCGTCGGCAAGATAGTCCTTGAATCGCTGTTGCCAATAGTCCGGATCAATTGATGATAAAATTATTTGTATTTGTTCTTCATTGAGTGTTTCCAAGAACTCAATGCCGCTAACGCAGTTATAAATAATCCAAGGACTAATCCTGCCGGTATTGATATGATAACAAACACGATTAGTATTACCATATCTAAAGTAATCTGTAAAGCCATTTTTAAGTTCTGGATGAGTAGTTGCATATTCTGTCATTTCCTTTAGTGCACGTTCCAGTGCATCTTGTGTGGCTTCCCGTTTTAGATATTCTGGAAGCCACTCAGTGTATAGCCGATCACTGCACCAATTGTCCAGTTTTTTATTTGCCTTTAAAAGCCAATCTGTGAAGCTATTGAAGTTAATACAACGAATAGCGACACAATACCTGCCAAACTTAACAAAGGCATTATAATAAGGACTCGTAGCAAAATCTTCATAACACTTGAGCCGTGCGCTGCCTTGTGTGTATTCATAGAATCTAAGATACGCTTTAAGCCCCCATTGTACACCTGTTTCATCTCGTTGAGTATGACGACGCTTGGCTTCGCAGAGATGCGCCAGTAAGGTCGTTTCTTTTCTAAAAGGCTTTGCACAGTACTTGCAATTAAATGTAGTCTTTGATTCTTCTATCATCCCACCCGTGTGCCCTTGCCAATTCTTTAATATCGTTCTTGTCGTTTATTTTTGCCAGCATTTTGATCTCGTCGCTTTTTGCATAGGGATATATTTCAGCAAAAAACTTTTCTGCTCGATTATTACCCACTCCACGTTTGGGTGCGGCCAACCACGTGTGTCTAAATTTGCCCATGCCCGGGCTCACAGTAGTGGCCAATAGCCACTGTAGTTTTTTGTGTTGTGTGGTACTGATGTCAAAGAAGTTTTTGTTGAGTCGCTCGTTGCAACTCATTAGGTAGTAGGCTTCAAGATCTGGATCTCCAGAAACATTGGATCCATACCGTATCATTAAAAATGGTGAGAACTTTTTCTTCTCCTCTTCGGTCAAACTGTCGTAAAAGCCTCGATCTTTTGAATCAAAAGCTGCCATTTCACTGTTGATGCTTAATTTATCTGTCATGTTCTCGTTTCAAGTTATAGTATATTATAGCACGTTCCAATATATCTTGCAAGCCCGCATCTGTTCTAGCCATTCTGCGAATCTCGCCCCACATCTGATCTTCCCGGATATGTTCAATCGAGGGCCAGCCATCACGTGTCCTGTTATCCTGAATTAGATCACGTTGGCTGGTTCCGGGCAAGCGTCGGTACACAGTTTTACCTCCGTCAGGACTTTCAAATATCGTGCTCATGTTACCAAATTTTATCGTAGTTGACCACTTCGCTTTGTCGCGAAATGTCTTTGACAAAGTAAGCACACATGGGACCGTCGACACCCTCTTCCAACGGCACTGCCAACATTTGTCCGGGCTTGAGTTTGGGAAAGTACCATTTAACGTTTTGGTAAATGTCCACAATCTCCACCGGATAAAAGTCAGGCCTAAAGCTGGTTCTGGGATTGAATGCAAATGCACTGAATCCGCGATCGTTTATGCTGGTCAAGGGCACTACTTCTAGATCGCCCTGTTCTTTTTCCCCAATCAACAACTGCCAATCCACCGGCATCTTGACAATGTGTTTGCCAATGCGCAACACCAGTGCCGGAGCGTTAAAACTTTCCATAAAAATTAACGGGATAAAAAAGTAATCGGGTTCTCGGGGATTACTGTTGTCCAACACACAGAAATTGAGTTCCTCAATTTCTGTGGGTATCTTGTTCATTTCAAAACTGCGATTTTCTAAGGTCAGGATTCTCATAAGGTTAGTTCTCTGTTATAGTAATTATAGTATACTTCGCGGGTGGTTTGCAACCATTTAGAATGTATTGTTGTTGCGTGTTGAGTTGAAATATTTAAATTTAATTTAGATACAATATCCAATATAATGTTTGAACTTTGAAATAAATCTTCCGCAACATAAATCTGTTTGCTTGGGATCGAGTCTGCAAGGGACCGTAAATTTGTAGAAAGTTTTATGATTGCCCCAAGGGTGTATGTTTTACGATCAATTTTTGGAATGTGATCAAATTGATTCAATGAGGGATTTTTACTATGGTATACATCTAAAATTAATTCTATATTTTTAGGCAATAAGAATATATGATGATTTTCTTTTAGCCGCCAAGGAGACTGTTGCTCTTCTCTCATATTACGATCTATTAGATATCTATCATAGCACAATAAATGGTTATTATCATTTAATGCTTTTATTTCCCCATCAGTGCCATGGCAATCGTATGCCAATAACCAATTGGGGTTCCAATATGCAATGTGCCCCCTATAATACTTGTTGTAGAATTTTTGACGTATGCTCCATTCTCGAGGCAACCAAGTTTCCGAGAGCACTGGTTGCGAGTAATAATCCAATAGCCAAGTATAACGATCACGTGCGTCATTAAAGAATTCAAAACGGGGATCAAGAGTTATAATATTTCTAACCAGATTTCCCCCGGCGCCCCATGGGAAATAAACAATTATGTTGTTTACTGCCATTCCACTTTCTCTATACTAAAGGGATAATTGGCTTCTGTATAAAACTTTTTTCTCTGAGTCAAATGTCTTTTTGCAAATTTGCAGGTGCTGGTTATATCCCAGATCTCTACGTGATCTTTGTCGTCTGCTTTGCGTATACCTCGTCCAATGCTTTGTATAACCCTAACAAAGCTCTTTCCGGGTTCCACCAAAACCAGATTAAAAATACGAGGGATATTAATACCCACTGCGGCCACACCGTAAGTCGCCACAATAATCTTGCCAGTACTAGTCGCCACTTCGTCATATTCTGCTTGTCTTGTTGTTCCTTTAGTTGCTCCACTTACAAACACCGCCTTATCACCTAAATATTCTACCAGTAGTTTACCTGTTGCCACTCGATCCACCAGCACCAAGGTATTGCCTGTGTCGTTGACCCGGAGAATCAAATTCCGCATATAGGTCAATCTGCCTGTGGTCTCTAACAGGTATTTTAGTTCCTGCTGGTATTCTCGATATTCTACATGATCAATCAACTGCACAATGTTCACATGACAGTTGGCAAGATGCCCTGCTTCTTGAAGATCACTAGCAGTAAGTTTTCCCACTACCGGTCCTAGACTACACAGTATACTTATCTTCGCATGATCCTCCTTGGGAATTGTTCCCGTAAGTCCCCAACGAATAGGCACATGTGCAAATACTGTTGTGAGCAGAGTTTTCAGTGCATCGGCCTTGGCCATGTGTACTTCATCCACCATGACACAAACAACACCCGCAATAAAGTCACCGATGTCTACTTCAGCTTCACCGGTCTTGGACTTCTTCATCATGTTGTTCAAACTCTGCCAAGTGCAGATAGTATGTGTTCGATTGTACTCTTTTCTATCGCCAAAGTACACGCCCACATCAAGTCCGAGATTGATGTAGTCGGCTTCAGTTTGTGTCACTAGACTTTTGTTGGGCACAATGACTACGCTACGTCCGTAGGGCTCAACACTGCGACTCAAGGCCGCAGTCATAATGGTTTTACCTGCACCTGTGGCCACCTCCTGTACGCTTTGCTGATTCTCCAAAAACTTGTTTAGTATCTCGGGTTGGTAGTCTCGCAGTATAATTGGCTCGCCCTCTCTAGGATGTCCCCGGGGCCACACCTTGTCTGCGAATGTGTCTTCAGTGATGGGTTCAAATTCAAATCGAGTACTGTAGTTGCGTAGATCTTCTAGCTCAACATCGTAATTCAAGTTTTCAAGATGTTCAAGGATTTCGGGCAACAAGTTAATATAGCTGCTACCGCCCAGCTGAAAAAAGCTGACTTTGCCGTCCCAACGTCCCAGTCTCACTGCGGGTTGGTATCTTGCGCCCGGAACATCATATTTAAAAGCATTAACCAAGGCACGACGAGCATCAAGTTCGAGTCCTTCAATCTTAATGTTTACTTCGTCGCGGATTATAATTGTGGCTGTTCGCATTATATAATTGAAAAATTTAAACTGTTATTGGGTATTTGTATATTTCTATTCATTGTATTTCTTGCCGTAGCCATGGTATTTTTATAATCAACCAAATTGCCCAATGGCCACGTATCTATACCAGGAGCAACTTGATGTTGAACACAATAATCTAAATAGCCAGGAGGAAAAGCCAGTGTATAGGGATTACACAAATTAATTTTAATGTCTGATCCAATACTATCCCATTCATTCAATTCAAAATCAATAGGTTGGTCAACTCCATCTCTAAATTTATGCCAAATAGACTTTCCCCAGTCTGTATAAGCTATGGAAACATTATATACTCCGTAAGTAGGAACAATGTTTTTAAATTTATTTTCAACTCTCCAATATGGAGTTCCTAGACAGGTGTATTCAAAACCTTTTTCAATTCGATGAATTAGCTTATTGATATTATGAAATTTTTTAAATAATTCTGGGCTAGAATAGTATAATAGTTTATCGATTGTTGGTTCTTTACGTACTATACTGATCCAACTTTTGTGTGCAAGATTTAAATTATGCTGACTACACAGATCATCAAATAATGGTAACTCAGAAAAATTAATTTTTTTAAGAAAACGATTAACTTCTTGTATATTATTTTTTAATTCTAAGATTAATTGATCCTGGTGTGTTGGGTTGTTCCCTGAGTACGAAAATACATTTCCAGAATTGTTGCATTGTTCTACAAACCAACAAGCAAACTCAGAGTTTTCTAATTCAATATCAAAGTAGTTGCCAGTTTGAGACCAAGTTAAGCGAAGAAGTAAATTAGGCATGTTAATAGTATAATAGCATATTTAGCAAACAAAAGTCAAAAAAACTTATATTATTTTTGTACCAAGGGAATATATATTTTGGAACTGGTTGCAAAATTGTTAATTGCCTGTTCATATAAACGCATGGCCAATTGTCCATTCCAAAGCGGCCATTTATATTTCATAGCTTCTTCTACCATGCTAGTCTGACTGCCGGTTGATAACGAGCACCTAGAATTTCAAACTTAAACTTATCCACTAATTTTTTACATGTGGTTAAATCCAAGCCCTCTAACTTGACGTTTACTTCATCTCGGATTATAAGTTTACATGTAGCCATTACAAATGTTTTACCTTAGAATTATTTTTCTTATTATACACGTCTTGGGCACAGTATACAACCTTTTCGGCCCGCTGTATCATTAACTGTTTGTCTCCACCAAATACCATACCTGCACTACTAATTAGCAACGGAATACGTTCTAAATTACGCACAGGTTTGACTGTATGAATATAACGTGTTTGATCATAGTCTGTTCCATATCTATCCTGTAGTTTAGTCAGCATACGGCCGGATAAATCGGGCTCATATATGACCACAGGCCAACGTTGCATCTCATCTGCATAATCTAGCACACTTGCAAGATTCTCTGCAATTGTGGTGGGATCTAGTTTGGCTTCCCTACTGACGGCAAGATTGTAAAAACGTGGCGTACTGTTTGCCACTATCATGTCTGCAATTGATTTACTCACAGTATAGCCCAGGACTGCACTCATGTCAACAAGACGCAGTAAATTGTCTACACCAAATCCACCCAGTTTGTTTTTGATATACTCATGCAAACTTTCGGGACAATTAGTGATCGTCAATTGATCATCTCGATACTGTAGTTCTATTGCATAGGGGTCGGCCTCAACTGTTGCAATCAATTCATTTAATCTTCGCACTTCAAAATCAATTTCAAAATTGTTTTGTTCGGCCCAAGTTGTGAGCCAAACCAAATTGTATTCGGTGAGTGCAAAATTCCAAACCTTGGCTTCCTTGTCCCATACTCCTTGGCCCTGACTTTCTTTTCTAAAGTCCCGCAGGTTGTCAATCAACGTGTTGTTGAATGGAAATGTGACTTGTATTTGATCATTCACCACCGACAACTTTCTAGTATAGTCCATGGCTCGTAACGGCAACCGCCACATGGCACATTCTTCAATTGGAGTGACATCTATGCCTTTTGCGGCCAATTGTCTTTTATATTTGATCACAATCTTAACTGCCAAGTCACCCTGTTTTTCTGTGAGTGCACGGCCTTCATTAGCAGTTGTACTCATGCTGTTTAGCACATCAGTATCATAACGTGCCAAACTGACTATGGGACCAAAGTCATTTAACCAAGAATGAGGTTTGGTTTTTAGTGTCACAGGATCTCGAAGTCCTGCAATAACTTCCAAGTAATCTTCAACTGTGGTGTATCGGTTCATAGTGTATTATAACAGTATTTACAAGTTGTGTCAAAAGAAAAAGCCCCAATTGGGGCAAAATTACGTCGTACCCAATGTACTTTCTAGCCAGGCTCGACATTCGGGCCAGGTTCGGTATACATGTGCTCGTCCACCTGCCGTAATAAATTCATGACAGTTACTGCTTCTATCATCTATTAATATGTCCTTGTCGCTTTGGCAATGCCTGTACTTGTCAAAACTGAATGGCCCAAAGAAAACAGGTATGCCGGGAAAATATCTATCGGCCCAAAATACTTTATCACTGGCTGCATACGGCACCGAGTAGTCGTGTGGCAACGCAGTCAAGAAAGCCAAACGAGTATCAGGATGTTTTTTAACATAATCTCTGCACCACTGTACTAATTCTTCTGCGCCTTCTTTTAGGGGCAGATCTCTATAAAAACGTTCCTTGGCTTTGACTTTGTTCCAATCCGCATCTGGTATACGTTCGCCATAGTTCCAATTGCGCTTAACCAAACGACGTGCTTCGCCCATCCAGTCGGCTACAACATCATCCATATCGAGGTAGATGGTCATTTGTGTCATACTACTTTGCCCAATGCGGCATAGATCAACTGATCCAATTCAGTATCAAACGCTTGACCTTGTCTACGCTTTAACCAAATTGTTTCCAGTAGTTGTTTAGTATCGCCATGTGTGCTAACCACAAGACCACGTGATTCTATTTCTTCTAGTAAATCATCATCATCAAAATCTGTTAATTCAACATCAATTTCAACTTCTTTATATACTGTTTTCGACATGTTATTTCCTTTTTAATGTTCTCCACGCAAGTCCGTACCAGGGCTCAAACTCTATCTGCTCATACTGGTTATATGGCCCTGGCAGTAACAATCGCATCTCCCACCACTCATTATTGGTATCTCGATACACCACAAGCACCCGTGATCCAAATTTCTGAAACATCTTCATCATGACTGTTTCGGCATCGTTGGTTATGGTACGTTCATTGGGCCCACTGGTATCCTCTAGATACACGATGTTGTTTTCGGCGTCATATTCCGTAACGCAAAAACTCAAGATCGAACTCCGAAATGTTGTTGGATT